ATTCTTAGAATTAGATTTATTCTTATTAATATTTTGATATTTAATTATATCATTATAATAATACGGACTATATAAATCATCTTTATAATTTAATAATAAAAATACTAATATTATTATTATAATTATACATATAAATAATTGTATTTTTTTCATTATATATTAGATAATGATTTTATATTTATATCTAACATATTAAACCTTAAAAATATAAGATATTATTAAATAAGTTTTCTGATAAACTTAAAAGAATAATCAAAAATGCTTATGTACTATAATGATAATAATATTAATATTAATATTATAATTATACTTATAAATAATTTAAATAAATTAAATAATTTTAATTTTGTCATTATATATAAGATAATAAAATTATATTTATATCTAATATATTAAACCATATAATTTATTATTAAATAAACATTTAAAAATAATAGATATATTTGTATAATAAAAACTTAAAAAATAATAGATATTATTATATAATGGAAGTAATAAAAAGAAATGGTATATTGCAAGAAGTATCTTTTGATAAAATTAAAAGAAGAATCAAAGATGCTTCTGCTAATTTAATGAATATTGATCCTATAATGATATCTCAGAAAGTTATAATACAATTATATACAGGAGTATCTACATCAGAATTAGATGAACTTGCATCTCAAATTGCGTCCTCCTTGGTTACTTTAGAGCCAGACTATGGTATATTGGCTACTAATATTATTATATCTAATAATCATAAAAATACATTAGATATTTTTTCTGATAAAATTAATTTGTTATATAATAATACAGATAATGACAATATACATAATCCATTAGTATCTAAAATGGTATATGATGTTGTAAATGAAAATAAAGATTTTTTTAACAATTTAATAGATTATAAGAAAGATTATGATTTTAATTACTTTGGATTTAAAACATTAGAAAAGGCGTATTTATTTAGAATTGATAATAAAGTTGTAGAGAGAATTCAAGATATGATATTAAGAGTATCAATTGGATTACATGACGATGATTTAAAATCAATCCAAGAATCATATGAAAGTATATCAAATAAATATTTTATACATGCAACCCCAACTTTATTTCATGCGGGAACTCCTCATCCTCAATTATTATCATGTTTTTTATTAGGTACCCATGATTCTGTTGATGGTATATATAAAACAATTAGTGATTGTGTTAAAATACAAAAAGGAGCAGGGGGTATTGGTATTCATGTATCTAATATTAGAAGTAAAAATACATTAATTCGGTCAACAAATGGTAAAGCAAATGGTATTATTCCAATGTTAAGAGTTTATAATGAAATAACGAGACATATAAATCAATGTTTTGAAAAAAATACAATTGTTTATACAAAAGATGGTCCTAAAAAAATATCAAATATTATTATTAATGATGAAGTAGTAACATATAATGGTGAATATAAAAAAGTTAAAGATATTTTTCTAAATAAAAAGAAGGACATAGATATATATCATTTTACTACTTTATTTTCATTTAATAGTGTTAAATGTACAGGTGAACATCAAATATGTATATTAGAAAATAATGATATTGATATATTCAAACATAAAGATTTAATTATAGATAATTTAAATAAAAAATTAATAAAACCAATATATAAATCTGCGAATGTTATTAAACCAACAGACTTAGTATGTTATCCTATACCACATGACACATTAATTAATAATATTGATGATGATTTTTGTATATTTTATGGTATAATATTAAGTAATGGTAATTATATAAACAATAGTATTATTCTAAATTTTAATAACAAGCATGGAAAATATGAGGAATTAAACACATTTATATTATATTTTATTAATAAATATATTAATGATTTTATTTATAATTATAAACATGATGAATTATTTCATGGTTCTACTTATTATATAAGAGTCAAACCTACATTTCCAATTTCATCAGATGATATATATATTAATAAGATTATCAAAAATAATAAAAAAGAAATATCTACTAAATATTTAAAATTATCAAATAAAAAATTATTATTAATTATCAAAGGATTATTTTATAATAAGCAAATTTTAATAGACAATGAATATATTGGTATTAAGGCATTTAATGAGGAAATAAACGAAGGTATTAGATATATTTTATTAAAAAATAATACAATATCATATATTTCATCTTTTAATTCTATTTCAAATTTATATTTGAGATATACTCCTGAAGTTCATGGTGTATTAAATATCCATTTAAATGCTATAACAAATAATAGTACATGTAATTACTTTATTAATAATAATACCATATATACTGGATTAAAGAATATTCATACTACAAAATTTTCAGGAGATGTATATGATTTGTCTATTGAAGATAATCATAATTATCTTACTCATATGGGACTTGTTCATAATAGTGGAAAAAGGAATGGTTCTATTGCTGTTTATTTAGAACCACATCACCCAGAAATAATGGATTTCTTACAATTAAGAAAAAATCATGGGAATGAACATGAAAGAGCAAGAGATTTATTTTTAGGTTTATGGATATCTGATTATTTTATGGTTAAAGTTAAAAATGACGAAGATTGGTATCTATTAGATCCAGAAGAATGTCCTGGATTATCTGATGTATATGGTGATGAATATGTTAAATTATATTTATTTTATGTTAATAATAAAAAATATAAAAAATGTATAAAAGCACGTTTAATTTGGAATGCTATTCTAACATCACAAATTGAAACAGGAACACCGTATATGTTATATAAAGATCATGTTAATAAAAAATCAAATCAACAAAATCTTGGTACTATTAAATCAAGTAATTTATGTGCTGAGATTGTTGAATATAGCGATGATAAAGAATACGCATGTTGTACCTTAGCAAGTGTTGCTTTACCAACATTTGTAAAAAATAAAGAATTTGATTTTTCAAAATTAATTCAAATTGTAAAAATAATAGTTAATAATTTAAATAAAATTATTGATAAAAATAATTATCCTGTTATAGAAACTGAAGTTTCAAATAAAAGACATAGACCATTAGGACTAGGAGTACAAGGTTTAGCTGATGTATTTGCAATGTTTAAAGTACCATTTACAAGCGATGAAGCTAAAAAATTAAATATTGAAATATTTGAATGTTTATATTATGCCAGTTTGTTAACTTCATATGAATTGGCAAAAAAAAGAGAAAATATTATTATGAAATATAAAAAAGATATTTATAATTTTACATTAATTTTCGATAATTATATAGAATCTAATTGTATTCAAAATATTGATAATTATAAATATGATTATGAATCTAAAGTAAAATATAATAATTTTAAATATGATTATGAATCTAAAGTAAAATATAAAGTAAATAAGTATTCAAATGAATATATAACGTTCTTTTATCAGAATTCTGATTATATAGATAATGAAGATTGTAAACAAAAAATTAATGAATTATATAAAACATATAATATAAATTATTTGAATGATAAAGATTTAAATAAAACCGAGTTTATTGGTGCTTATGATACATTTAAAAATAGTCCGTTATATAATGGTAAATTTCAATTCGATTTATGGAATATTAAACCATCTGATAAATATAATTGGGACGAGTTAAGAGATAATATACAAAAAACTGGTATAAGAAATAGTCTTTTAATTGCAATAATGCCAACAGCATCAACATCACAAATATTGGGATTTAATGAGTGTATAGAACCATTTGTTAATAATATATACACAAGAAGAACACTGGCTGGTGATTTTATTATAATTAATAAATATTTAATTAATGATTTAAAAGAGATAAATTTATGGTCTGAAGATATTAAAAACAAAATTATATCATGCAATGGTTCTATACAAAATATTGATATTATCCCTGATAATATTAAAGAATTATATAAAACTGCCTGGGAAATGAAACAAAAACATATTATCCAATTATCAATAGATAGAGGTCCATATGTTTGTCAAACTCAAAGTTTAAATTTATTTTTTAAAGAACCAACTATTAATATATTAACAGGAGCATATTTCTTTGGATGGGAAAATGGATTAAAAACAAATTCCTATTATATAAGAAGTCAACCAAATGCTCAAACACAACAGTTTACAATTGATCCTAAATTAACAATTGATGAAAAAAAAAAAGTATGTTCTATAGCTAATCCCGAATCTTGTGAATATTGTTCAGCATAAATATACATAAAATTAACTATATTATTATAAATCAACGTGAAAAAATTATTAATTTATATATAAAAATATATAAATTAATTTAAGATAGTTTGATATAAATCAACGTGAAAAAAATTATTAATTTTATTATAAATCTGTAATTAATATTTTATTTTATAAATTATATACATATTATACATAATATACATATTATACATATTATACATATTATACATATTAACTAATACTATTTTCTAATAGAAATTTAATAAAATTATGATGCGATTGATTCTTCTTCTTCATCGTCTTCTTCTTCATCTTCTTCTTCTTCTTCTTCTTCATCGTCGTCGTCGTCTTGTTTTTCTGTATCACTGTCAACTGCTTTAGTTTCAGTTTTTGGTGTACTTTCCGTTGTAGCATCATCTTCTTCAGAAAATGCAAAATCGGTGGGTTTTCCAATAATATTACTGGGGTCAACTAAAAGTTGGACGACTTTCCAAGAAATGCCAAATTTACCACCAAGAAACCAAATTCTTGGTTGGATAATAGCTTTAACAAAGCTACGTTTAGGTACTTTAGTTTGAAGGTCTTCGAAAGTTTCGATATTAATTTTTGTTCTATTTTTCAAATAAATATCAACAGAGGGTACATCTTCATTATCATAATCTTTCATGATTTTAGGTGTTAGTTTAGGGGGATATTCATCTCCATTTTCATCGGTTTTAATCTTTACAGTTTTTGAATAAAGAGCATTAACAATACCTCGTTGAGATTCATCATACACTTCTCCAAAAATTTGTTTAGAATTTTTAATACCGAATTCAATCATAAATTTATCCAATCCTTTCATGTTTTCAATATAGTCGTTCATATCTGTGGTTTCTTTTTCAGAATTTTTATTCTTTACCATTGAAGATAGATTAATTGACCAATCAAATTTTCCAGTATTGCCTTTTTCAAATGAACTGACGCCAAAAGGCGCAGACATATAAGGTGTTTCTGAATATACTACTTTATTATCGTGCAAAAGCAACGCTTCTAATCTATCTCCTTTTTTTCTCAAAGTTGTTGTTGAAAGTTTGGTTGAGTTAAAATTTCCTGGTTTAATTACTGATTTACGTGACATTATGTTATACTTATATATAATAGTATATCTTTAATTGATATTTAATTCAATTTTTTTTATATTATTAATTTAAAAAAAATGAATATTATAAATATATATAATAAATTATTATATTATTATAATGAATATTAATGATTTTAACTGTATAAATATTAAAAACAATAAAACAACTGACAAACAATGTAATCATAAAAAAAAATATGGAGATTTTTGTGGTATACACAATAGATGTAAAAAAAAAATAATATATAAGTACATATCAATAGACACTATACAACCTAATATAAAACCATCTAATAAGAAATTAGATGCTAAAAAATTAGATAATGATTATTATACATTTGGTAATATTATTAAAAACAATAACAACGTTGTTGGTAATAATGATAATTATATAGATATTGATAAACTAACTATAAAAAAATTAATAAATACAGTTAATAAATTTTATATTACATTAAATGACACACGTAACATAAAACTATATATATGGAATAAATTATATTTATTTTGTACTAATATTATATATTTTACACAATTTGAAACAAATATAATTAAGATTCAATCACATATTAGAAAGAAATTAATATATAATAGATTAAATACTATAAATGAATTTGATTTACTAACATGTGAGAATGCATTTGAAACTACCGGTAATCATTATTTTTATATTATAGATGATATAAATAAAAAATATTGGTTTGATATATCAACGTTTAATAAATTAATAGATGATTGTCTAAATAATCCATATTCAACAAATTTAATTGATACAAAAACAAAGAAAAGATTTCTGAAAATGTTAAATTATTATGACAAATTTAAGAATAATAAATTAAATACTAGTATTATAGCACCAAAATTATCAATCGACCAAGAATTTAGAGATCTGGCATTAAGAACTTTTCAAAAAATAAATAAATTAGATAATTATGCTGATTTTCAATGGTTTTTAAATTTAAATTTGAACTCTTTGCATAATTTCTATAAAATAATAGAAGATATTTGGAATTGGAGGTCTCAACTAACGCCCCTCGTTCAAAATAGAATAACAAATAATACTAAAGTATTTGGAGTATCTAATATAATTATTTTTAAAATAACAGATAAAAGATATTTGCAAAATTTATTATTAGATGATTTTAATATATTAATTGATTCTGCTATAGATATTTCAGATAAAAAATTAGGAGCTATGTATATATTAATAGCATTGTCAGAAGTATCATATGAAGCATCATGTGGATTGCCACAATATGCTCAAAGCAATTTTATGTAAAATTTAATTATATAAATTAATATATTTATACATTAATCTGTATAATATTAATTTGAATATCTAATACCACTCATACCACCCATTATTTTTAATATATTATAATTTGTTGCAAATACTTGTAATATAGGATTTTTAATACCAGGTTTTATTTTTAGATCTAATATAGCACTATCTATTTGACTAAAATTTAAAGAACCAGATGGTTGTAATTCTTCTGGACAAAATCCAAATGTATAATTATAAATAAAATTTTTAGTAGGAACATTAGTATGTCTTTGATATGGTTCTACTATTCTAAAATATTTTGCTTGTCTTCTCGACATTCTATCAACACCATCTAATATTAATTTAGCAGATTCCATTGGGTCATTATTATTAAATGAAAAATTAAACCATTGATTTCCTCCATTATTTGTTTTTTCAAGAACCAATGATGATTGAATTACCCAAATTAATTCTTTAATCGGATGATTAAAATCTAAATCTATTAAATTTGTATCAAAATGCCCAGATTCTCTAATTACATTTTTATTTTTTGTATTTTGTAATAACTTATTAGTAGTTGGTTTTAAATTATCTATTTCTGGTATAGGTATACATTCCTTAAAATTATCATCACATACTTCTACTTTACTACCAGATAAGGAAACAGCATTAAATTGTATTTGTTCAATTAAATATTCATGTGTTTTTTGAGAAAAATATCGTCTTTCATCGTCGTCCAGAAATATATAATTTACTAATAAATAACATTCTTCTATTTTTAAATTTATTTTATTTAAATCTAATTCATCCAATTTCAATTCAGTTATACATAATTCTCTCAATTCTCTAATTCCTAAATTTATAACAACATGCTGGTATTGTAACGCAATTAAAGGTAATGCTAATCCTTTATTTTTACAAAACCAAAAATTTAATGGAATATATAGATCAAATGTATTATCTGTATCTATATCAATATTTTTACCAATCATTTCATTATAAGCATCTTCTTTTGATTTATTTATTGTTAATTCTCCCCAAATTTCCATCCATATTCCATATTGTCTGTCTATTAATGTACCACCAATTTCAATATCAATATATTTTATTAATGCATGTCCAATTGAATTTGTCCATTTAATTTTTTGTTTAATTAGTTCTTTATTTATTTTCGGTAATTTTATATAAAGAAATATATTAGAAATTAGATCTCCTATTCTATCTAATTGACAATAAACAACTTTACCAAAATCTGTATTACCTGTAAATAATTGTTCTATACATTCTATTGAAAAATTAGTATGTCTTTTATATACTTCTACGAAAAAAGTAACTTGAGGATTCCCTATTAAATATATATCTTGTGCACCAATTGCTGCTAATTGAATTAAACCACCTGTCATTAATAAATAATTATATATTTATATATTTTATATATTTTAAATAATTTATTATAAAATTATTTAAAATTATTTAGTTATTAAAAATATTCATGCCATTTCAGTATTTCTTGTAAAAGAAAATTTCAATGGAATATAAACATTTTATTTGGATTATCATCTTTTTTTGGAATATTAATTATTAATTTATCTGTCATTCTAATACTTTATATATTATATATTCATTTTATATTTATATATTCTAAAATTATTTTATTTACTAAAAATATAATGAATAAACAAAAAGATTTATTAAATAATTTAGTTATTACATGTTTTCACAGAATTGAGGATTGTAAAATACACTGTAGAGTTACTATAATTGAAAATATGAACCAAGTAGATGTTAATAAAAATATTACTTGTATTAAAGCATGTTTAGAGTGCATAGAAACATGTGATTTGCTTCAATATATTATTGCATCCAAATCACCAAATACAAGTATATGTATTGATTTTACATTAAAAGTATTAAAGTATTGTATGGTAGAATGTAAAAAATGTATGTATAATAAACATCTAGAAGTCGTTAATAATGATTGTATAAAATCATGTAAAGAGTTTATTAAATCTCTTAAGGAAATTAAAAAATTATGGAAATAAATATTATGATTTAATTTGTTGTTTTTTTTTAAAATGATTTTTTAAATTAGATATATTTTGAATATCTTTTAATAAATTCATATTAGCTTCTATATCATATATATTAGTTGTTTTAGTTTTTTTTACACCATATTTTATATAATTTATTAAAGTTATTATACTTGATAATACTGTTGTTGTTGTCGCCATATTAAATAGTATATTCCCTTTCTTTTTTTTTACATAATATATAATTGTTGTGATAATATATATAATTATACTAATAAAATATATATTCCAAACAAATATATTAAATCTTAATGTTATAAATGATATTATAAATAATTGTATATAAAATACAAAAAGATATAATAAATTAAAATACATAGATGGATTAGATTCTATATTATCAGCACATTCACCTTTAATACCCACTGACCTATATAAATTAAATGCAGCCTTAAGAACCAGAAAAACTATTTCTATAGAAAATAATAATATATACATATCAATAAATGTCCAAAATATTGTCATACTATAACTTATCCAATAACTACTTATCCATAGCCCACTTAATAATATAATACTAAATATTATTACTGTTTTTGAAAATAACTTCATTATTTATGTATTAATTTTAGTAAATATTATATTTGAAAATCTTATTTAAATTATTAAATTATTAAATATAGATTTAAATATATATTTAATAATTTAATAATTTAAAGATTATTCAACTGCGTTAAATAATAAAATATAATTCCTTTAATAACATTATAATGTCTAAAGATAATATTAAAACTAAAATAATTAATAAAAAAACTAAAAAAGTTTTAACTAAAAAATCTAAAGATGACAGTGTAAAATCTACAACTGTTCCTGCTGAAACTATTATATCCGTAGATTCTGCCACACCAGTCGATTCTTCTACTATTGTAGATACTTCGACTCCTATTAAATTATCTATATCTGGTAAATCTACCCCTATTAAATCTACATCTGTAAAATCTACATCTGATAAACCTACATCTGATAAATCTATGGCTTCCTCCGCGGAAGATACTTCAACTCCTGTAGAATCTTCTGTTTCTACTCCTATTAAATCTAAATCTAAATCTGCTGCTCCTGCTAAATCTGCTGCTCCTGCAGTAGCTCCTTCTGATGAATCTTCAACTGAATCTTCAACTGAATCTTCAACTGAATCTTCTGCGGAATCTACTGAACCTGTAGTTCTTATAGAAAGTGAAAAGGTAATAACAGAATCACATTTAATAGCATTTGATTCAATTTGTCATGAAGTAATTCAATTACAAGACCAATTGAAAAATCTAAATAAAAAATTAAGAGATTTGCAAAAAAATACAAAAAAAACTATGAGAGAATTATCTAAAAATGTAAATAAAAGAAAAAGTAGAATGAGTACAGACAGTACTAAAAAAAGACAACCAAGTGGATTTGCTAAACCAGCATTATTATCAAAAGAATTATGTGATTTCTTAGATGTCGGATATGAAACAATGATGGCAAGAACAGATGTTACTAAAAGTATTACTAAATATATTAAAGAAAATGATTTGCAAAAACCAGAAAATAGAAAAATTATTTTAGCTGATACCAAATTAGGCAATTTATTAAATGCTGGTGATGTTGAAGTTACTTATTTTAATCTTCAGAAATGGATGAAGGTGCATTATCAAAAATCTGTACCAACTCCTCCTGTTGTTGTTGTTGAAGCAGAAACAGTAGCTGTTGTATTATAATTTATTAAAACATTTATTTTATTTTAGTTGTTATTAATAACATTTCAAATATTATTAATATTTCAATAATATATTTTTCATTTTTTTATACAATTTTTCATTATTTATTACAGTATTTATTACAGTATTTAGATCTACAAAATTTTTAATATTTTGTATATCACATATATTATATTTTATAATTTTATTTGTATATAAAGTTATTTTATCAATAATATCATCATTTATATTATTATTTAAAAATAGTTTTCTTGCACCAATATAATTAAATGTTTCTGGTATAATATATTTATTATCAAGGGTTTTAATAATTAATTCTATTGTTTTATACTTCTTAATTAATTTATAAGCATTAATAGGACCAATTCCTTTTATTTTACAAGTATAGTCACATCCACATAATATACACAAATCTACAAATTCTTCATAATTAATTTCTAAATCTATTAAGATATTTTGCAATGAATATTCTTGAATTTCATTTTTATTAATATTAAAATTTCTAATAAATACATCTGAACCATTTGCTAATAAATCAGTATCTTCTGATATACACCCATATACTAATTTTTTCTTTATTAGTTTTGCACACAATTCCTCAGCTTCACCCGGAGATACTATATATAATATATTAAATAAATCAAACAATTGTTTACATTTATCAATATGTTCTTGTTTAACTTTAATTATTCTTTTTGAAACTATATATAATTCATCCTCTAATTTATTAATTGATAATTTTTCAATATTTTCTTTGTAATTTTCTATATTATTTTTAATATTTATTTTATCAGTTGCGGTATCGTGTTCATTGTATATAATATCATTATCTATAATTTCATTATCTATAATGTTTTTTTTTTCATTAATAATATTTTGTATAATTTCTTTTTTTTTTTTTTATTTTTTTTATTTTTTATTTTTTCATTTCCGTTTTCTTTTTCTTTGTTTATATTATCTTTTTCTTTATTTTCTTTTTTTATAATGTTTTTTTTTCATTAATAATATTTTGTATCATTTCCTTTTTTTCTTCTAAATTTTTTTTACGCATATATCTATCTTTTAATATATTTTGTTTTTCTATAGGCGGAGCACCATCAAATATATATATTGGTTTTATACCATTTGCTAATAATCGCAAAATTTGTTTAATAAAACTAATTATGTAATTTTGATTATTATATAAATATTTATATAAATATATACTAATATCTATTACTATTATTTTTCCATCGTAAGATTTTAAACTCTTAGTTGTCATACAATTTTTAGAATAACTTTTTAAAAGTGTTTTAATATTTTGAATACCCATTTAAATATTATTATATTATTAATTTTATATTATATTATATAAAATTAATAATCATTCAATTTTTTAAATTAATCTAATAATTATTAATTATTAAGTTTATTTATAATTGAAATTGTCATTTATAATTGAAATTGTCATTTATAATTGAAATTGTCATTTATAATTGAAATTGTCATTTATAATTGAAATTGTCATTTATAATTGTCATTACTAACTTTTTATTATTTAATAAATTTTTATCTAATATTAATGAATTTATAATATTATTAAGTTTAATATCTATTAAATTATTTGTTATTAAGTTTGAAAATTTATGTAAACATTTATTATTATTATTGAAAATTAATTTATTATTGTTGTTAACACAGTTATTATTTAATAATATAATAAATGATTTTAAATTATAAAATAATATCATTTTTATTATATAATAAGAACAAACACTAGTATTTTGTTTAAATTCTATAAAATTATCAATAAGATGGTTTAAATCTCGTATATTTTTAAATTTTAAAATTTGCGATGCTTTCATTATACTATGTTTTAATTCTAATTCATATAAATCAAATATTTTATAATTATTAATATTATTAAATATAGAATAATATATAATATTTAATAATGTAGCTAATACTTCAGTGTAACTTTCAAATATATTTATGTTTTGTTTAATATTAATCATTTTTAATAATTTTGTATGAATAAATTCATTATTTATTAAATTTTTATCTATTTTTAACGCATGTATTAATTCATGTATTAATACTTTTTGTAATTCTTCTTTACGCCACAATAATATTATCCCATTGGTGTTTCCAAATGTAAATGTAACACCACTATTACAATTTATTGAATTAAATGTATCATTCTTTTTTGGAAAATATTTTTTAAAGTTAGATGGCCATATGCCAATATATAATTTTTTATTATTTCTTACTAATTTTTTAATTGTATAAATAATATATAAATAATTTGATATATCATCTAAATCTTTTTTACTAATTTTATTATTAATTGTATATAATAAATATATATCATTATATACAAATATATAGGTATTCATATAAGTTTTTATATTATCAACAATAGATTTATCTATAAAATAACAATTATCTTCTAATAAAGATAATAATGTTTTATAAGTTTCTTTATAAATACTATTAGTATTATTTAATAAAATTATATTTTTTTTATCAAATTTATTTTTGATAATTTGTTCTTTTAATTCTATTATATAATCTGTAATTATTTTATCAGAAAATATATTTTTAAGATTAACTGATTTTGTTATATCTAATAAAAAATTATTATAACTCGCCATTAATTATTCAAATATAATATATTAATTATATATTATATAAATAAAATTGATATAATATATTGTAATTTTATTTATATAATTATATTATGAATATAAAACATACTATAATTAATAAATCTATAAGTAAATTAAATAAATTAATTAATATAAATTGTCAAAAAATCAATAAACATAAAAGTTTGATTAATATAACAAATAAAAAAACAACTATTAATGATATAATTAATATACAAAAAATAGTAAACCAAGGTGGTTTGCATACATTAACAGATATCCAATATAATCAATTAATGGATAATATTGGTATAGAATTACCACAATCCACCAAATTAGATAAAAAATGAATAACTATATAAAATTATTATAATATATAAATTGATATATAGAATTATAAAAAATGAAATAAAAAATATATAATATTATATATAAATCATAGTATATTTAAATGTTAAAATCATCATTAGAATTAACAAGAAAAGCGTCAGGATATAAATTAGCATCTTCTAATGCGGCAAAACGTGAAGATATGAATATAAATAATTCAATACCAACTAATAAATCATCAAAAGAATTAACAAGAAAAGCAGCAGGATATAGATTATCATCATCTAACGCAGCAAAACGCGAAACAATTATTATAACTAATTCAACTAAAAAATCTATTGTTAAAAAAACAGTATCAATTATAAATCCCTCTATTAAAAAACCACCAGTTAAAAAACCACCAGTTAAAAAGCCATCAGTTAAAAAGCCATCAGTTAAAAAGCCATCAGTTAAAAAAAATAATTTTATAATAGATATCATATTATAAAATTATTTTAACTTAATAAAATTAGATTGTGTTATAACTATTAATTTATAAATCTATATATTGTATTATAATTACAATTTACTAATAAATATATAACTACTGTTTCTTTTGTTTCTTCTGTTTCTTCTGTTTCTTCTGTTTCTTTTGTTTCTTTTGTTTCTTTTGTTTCTTCTGTTTCTTTTGTTTCTTCTTCATGACCAATTATATTTTCTATTTTTTTTAACATATTTATATTAACATTATTAAAATTAATTTTAAATCTGATATATAAATTTCCTCTTATTGTACATTCATCATTTATATAATATAATCCTAAATTTGGTAATTTCTGAATTAAATGGTCTTGATTACATAAATCTCCTTTTAACGATTTAATTGTAATAATTGTATTATTTAATAATGTTAATTTAAAATTAAAACCATTATATAATTCAAATAAAGTAATATCATAATCAGTTATTAAATCACCTTCATTTATTCTTTTAAATTTATCATGTTCTTTGTCAAAAAATTAATAACAATATCTCCTCTATATTTATAATTATATAATTCATTTCCTTCATTTATTAATCTAAGTTCTTTAGCATATATTTGTATTTTAATTTCTTTCTTTTTTTTTTAGATTTGTTGGTTTCTTTATTAATTATATATCGTGATATTGTAATATTTTTCTTTTTTTATAAAAATATCTTCAAGTTTAACCGTTACATTATATATTTTATCTGGTGGTTTTCCATTAATAATATTTATATTTTGTTTATTTGTATGTTTACTTTTTTTTTTTTTTTCATATTTTTTATTAAAATCATTCTGTTCTATGTCTTCTTTTGACTCTGTTTTAAAAGCACTGTTAAATGTATTATTTATAAAATTACCAAAATTATCTTTATAATTATCGGTTGAATTATAATTAGCTGCAAATGTATGCATTGAAAATTTAACACCTTTATTTAACAAATTACCA